TTCCTGCTAGCAAAGCAGTCAAATTCAAAGTTGGCAAAAAACTTAAAGAAGCAGTTGCTGCTGGTGCTGCTAAAAAAGGTAAAAAGAAATAATTTTCTTTTTCGGGGAGCAAGTCTCCCCTTTTTCTTTCTTCTCACAAATCTAAAAATTCAATCTTAACTTAGCCCGAGTGGTGAAACTGGTAGACGCGTCAGACTCAAAATCTGATAAGGGCAACCTTGTGTCGGTTCGAGTCCGACCTCGGGCACCATTATACAATATCTTAAAAAATCCAAAGACATACAAAAACATATAAAAGCACCTACAAAAGGGGATTTTATGTATATTTTAAAACGTATAAAGACATATAACGATATATATAAAAATCCTTGCAAGTAATTATTTTTTACGGAATAATAACGGAGTAAGAGAAAAACATAAAAAGGAACTCCGTAAAAAATGCCAAAAATACCAAAACCGCTAAGCGATATGGAGATAAGAGCGCTAAAACCAAAAGACAAAATTTATAAAAAGTGTGATGGCAGAGGACTATATATTTTTATAAATCCAGATGGTCGAAAATATTTTGCACTTGAGTATAAAAGTCCGATAGATCAAAAGATAAAACGTATAAATTTAGGCGAATATCCTAAATTTACTTTGGCAATGGCAAGGGACGAGCGTTTTAAGCTCGAGCAAAAAATAAGAGATGGTATAGATATAAAATCCAAAAGGCAAAAAGACGAACGAGCAAATTTTAAAAATATCGCCGAAAAATGGCTAAACATAAAGTCATCATCCGTTACACACAATACATTAAATAGAGATATAAGACTACTCGAGATGTATATTTATCCTTATTTTGAAAACCAAGACATAAGAGATATAAAAGTTGATGATGTCATAATAGCGCTAAAAAGAATTGAAGCAAAAGGGGCTTTAGAGGCTACAAAAAGAGCTTTTTCGCTTTTAAATCAAATTTGGCAATCTGCCTATAATGTCACACAAAACAATATAATTGCAAGTATAAATTATAAATTTACCTTTAAAAAAGCTAAAGAAAAAAACTATGCAACGCTTACCAAAAAGATAGACATAAAAGCACTATGGCAAGGTTGCGACGAATATAGTGGCGATGTGCGAACAAAATACGCCCTAAAGCTTGCAATACTTACAGCGCTTCGCCCTTTTAATATTAGATCGATGAGGTGGGAGTATATAGACTTTGAAAGAGAGCTTATAAAAATACCTGCGAATGATATGAAAATGGGGGCAGAATTTATCTTGCCACTATCAACACAAGCCATAAGGCTTTTAAAAGAGTTTAAAGGTTTTGATCTTAGTAAAATTTATCTTTTTAGTGCCTTGCAAAGTGAAGAACGATATATGAGTGAAAATACGCTTAACGTAGCACTTAGACGCATGGGATTTGGCAAAGACGAGATAGTATCGCACGGATTTCGTGCTATGTTTAGCACTATTTGCAACGAGTATATAGACGAGCACGGATTAAATTTTGACATCATCGAGAAATGTCTATCGCATAAAGGCAGCAACAAGATACGAAATACATACAATCACGCTGGCAACTTGACGCAAATGCGTAAGCTTATGCAGTGGTGGGCGGATTTTCTAGAAAGTCTTTGAGTTATGGCATGGGCGACTACAAAATCGCCCATGAATTTTATGCAACGTTAAAAATTTGCCTTAATATCTCGACGCTATAAGTGTTTATCCTGCCGTATCGCGGATCGATCACCGCACCCATAAAAGCACCCTGCTCGTCGCTCATCTTTTTAGCTTTTTTGCCTAAACTTGGGATGTGATAGCCTTTTTGTGAGATACCATACAAATTCATGTAGGCAATAAGCGTCATATAGTTATCATTGTTTAAAATTCGGTTGATATTGTGCTTTGCTTTTAGCTGCTCTTTGTGGATTTCATCCGTCCTATTTTCTAGCTCGTGGATCTTTCTATCCTGCTCTTTTAGATAGTTTAGTTGGATTTGCATATAGTCGAGCTGACTAACGGCGACCTTATCTCTTTTGTAAGCCTTTTCAACTTCGATAAAATAGCGTCTTACTTGCTTGCCTTTTTCGTTTCGCTCCATCATCGCTATCTCTTTCGCGATGTCGGTTGTGAGAATATACTCGGTTATTATGCTCGCCTTTTTGCCGTACTCCGTGATCGTTTCTCTTTTTTGGGAAACGATGATATAGTCGGCGTTTAAGATAGCATCCGTCTCATCAAGCCGCCTTTTGATCCAGTCTGAAAATTTAGTATCACTCTCTAAAACCTCGTGTAAGTCCCTAGCATTTACCGCATTTACTTCAGTATTGTTTATCATTGCTTGGTTAATTGTGATTAGTTCATTCATTTTGCACCTCTTAAAATGGTATATCTTGGCTATCGTAATCAACACAATCTATATCTGGCACGTCGTTATATTGTGGCTCGCTTTTGCGTTGCACGACTTGGCTCTGCTGTGACGTGCTGTTAACTTGATATGTATTGCTTTTTTGTGGCTCGCCGTCTTTACTACCCAGCATCTCCATACTTTCGACGCTTATGCTATGCTTTGAGCGGTTTTGTCCGTTTTGATCCGTCCATTGCTCAAATTTAAGCCGTCCTTCGATCAAAAGCTTCGATCCTTTTCTTAGATATTGGTTGGCGATCTCTGCGCCTTTGCCAAAAAAGCTAATATCAATGAAGCAAGTATTCTCTTTTTTCTCGCCATTAATAGTAAATTTATGGGTAGCGGCGATCGCACTCTTGCCAATTGCTGCACCGCTTGGAGTGTATCTAAGCTCAATATCTCTTGTTAAATTGCCAACTATTACTACTTTGTTAAACATTTAAAAACCTTTCAAATATCTTTTTGCCAATCTCATAATCAACTTCATTTTTTATGGCTTGACGTTTGTTTTTTATCTTAAACTCATTCAAATCTAAATCCATAAAATCGCCAACTTTGGTCTTTGTTACGATCCTAAAATTAGGGTTATGTAAAAAGAATAGATCAAAATTAGCCCAAAAATAGTGTCTTCCTATCTCAGCGGTAGGCTTTATAAGTGGCTCATAAAATGGCACCACGTTTTCAACTACAAAAGCTTTTTTGCAAAAGTATTTTAAATACACGATTAATTCATAAAGTCTAAAATCAGGCAGCCTTTTTATTCGATCATTACGGATATTATTTGCTACATTTAACCTACTATGAGTTTGACAAGGTGGAGACGCCCATATAAAATCAAAATCTAAGTAGTTTTTAGCAGCATAATCCCAAGCGTCACCTACTATCACGTTGTCGTTTGGATAACGCTTTGTATAAGCCTTTGCTATTTCAGGATCAAACTCAACGGCTGTTACCTCTATGTTTATGCCTTTTTCTCTTGCTACTTCGTCCCAATATTTGCGGTTACCACCAAGTCCCGCAAAAAGGTTAAGTATTTTAAGATACTTCATTGAGCCTTACCCCTTTTAAAATTTGTAGCACTAACGTCTCTTTGCCTGCGAATTTATCTTTTAATCTCGTGTCAAGTACGCTTTGCCAGTACTCATCAAGCTTCTTATTAAATTCTGCTATCACTTCATTTTTAGGGCGCAATGTCCTAACGTCTAGCTTGCGATCTATTTTGTCGCGTGAGTGAAATAGCGCGACCGCATCATCAAAAGTCATTTTAAGCTCCTAAGTCGTATTTGATCCAAGCAATATCTACTACTTTGCCGCCTACTTTTGAGACGATAAAGCCGTCACTACTAACATAATAAAATTTACTCCAAAACCTCGCCTTTTGTCCGTCAATAAATTTATACATTTCAACTCCTCTATGATGCTTGATTTAAAAATTTAGGTAGTGCCATTTTGATATTTGGCTTATACTCTGTCTTGTTTTGTGTGATCTGCTTTATCTCGTCAAGCACCAGCGCGCGCGTCTCATCGATCACACTGCTCACCATTTTTAAAAATTCATCCTCTTTTCGCTTGATGTTTGCGAGTACGTTTATCTCTGCCTCGCTTGTCACGATATAGCAATCGACTTCTTTTTTCTGTCCATACCTATATACTCGGCGCAGCGCTTGAAAAAAGCCCTCGAAACTATCGCTAAGACTTGCGAATATTACGTTTTTGCAGTATTTTTGCCAGTTCATGCCAAAACCTGCGATCTTTGGCTTTGTGATGAGTACTCTTATCTTGCCATTTGCAAAGTCGCTCATCATCTTAGCCTTATACTCATCCGTGTCGCTACCTTTGATCTCAACTGCGTCAGCTATTAGCTCTTTTAGCAATTTCCCCTCGTCGTTTAGCTCACACCATATAAGATAGTTTTCATCGCTATTATTTACGATATTCGCGACCGCCTCGCATCTATCCTCTAGGCTCTCTTTTTTTGCCTCTCGCCTCTCGCTTAGCGTTTGTGCTGAGGTTGCAAAAAGTGAAGTTTTTGGCTGATGCTCGACCTCGATATGGTGCATTTTTAGCGGCGGTAGCTTAAATTTGGTGTCCTCATCTAAGCTATACCCTAGATCGCTAGGCTTCGTAAAAAACGCACTCCAAGAGCTTACAAAGCGCCAAAACGGCTTTTGTGCATGACCTTTTAATATCCACTTCGATGTGTCGCTACCATCATGGATAAAGTAAGTCGCCAGCATCTCGCTAAGGCTCATCACATTTAAAAATTCAGTGTGGTTGCCTAGCTCCGTATAGTCGTTTGGCGACGGCGTGGCACTACAAGCAAGCTTATAAGGCGTGTGTTTAAAGCCTTCTATGATAATATCTCTACTCTTTGATGTGTAGCTCTTTATGCGACTACTCTCATCAAGTACGACGCCCACAAACTCATCTAGGTTAAATTTATCCAGCTTTTCGTAGTTTGTGATATTTAAGCCATTGATAACATCCTCGCTGCTCTCACAAAATTTAACTTCATAACCTAGAAGCTCTTTGATCTCATCGATACTTTGATGAGCGACCGCCAAGGGAGCGATGATAAGCACTGGTTTTTGCTCTTTTTGCCACACTCTATAAGCCCACTCGCCTTGCATGGCTGTTTTGCCACTGCCAGTCATCGCAAATATTGCAAAATGCCCTTTTTTAAGGGCTAAATATACTAAATCCTTTTGATACTCAAAGAGCGCGCTATGCAAATCCTCTCTTTTTATATCAACGCTTTTAAAATTTATCTTTTTCTCTTTTTGTCTTAAAAAACTTTCATAATCCAAAACACTCATTTTTTATCCTTAATATAAGCAGCTTTGAAAAAACTCAGGCAAGGATCTAATCTCGCCATCATCAACTATCAAATCTCTAATCTCAAAATGCTCTTTTAGGCTAAGCGACGCCATGAGTTTTGATAGCGTCTTAAGCCTCGTGATTTCAAAATCACTCCTTAATAAATCCATCTCTTTTTTACCAAGCCTTGATAAAAAGAGCGCTTTATTTAAAGCGACATACTTTTTAATCTCATCCTTACAAGCATCTTTAGCTTTTTGCCTATATGGCTCAAATTTATCATCCATTTTTAGCCCTAAAATAAGCTTTGCTCGCCTCGCTCACGAAGTGCAAGCTCGCAATTTTTACGAGCGACATTAAAATAAGACGGCTTAAGCTCGATACCTATGCCTCTACGTTTCATTTTTAGAGCTTGATAAACCTCCGATCCGATACCAAGAAACGGAGTAAATACGATGTCATTTTCATTGCTCCAAAGCTGTAAGGCTCGCTCTATTACGTCAAGCTGCAAAGGACATATATGCTTCTCGTCGTTGTCGTCTCTACTGCCTTTTAGCGATAGAGTATTAGACTGATTTATATCCATCCATACTGGGCTTGCGTATCTTTGCCATACTTCGATACTGCCTCGGTTGAGGTTGCCTTTAGTCTCGTCAAATTTAGCCGTTATAGGTGCGCCGTCTCCTGCATAGTGATCAAAGCCTCCACTTATCGGCTCGGCGTTGTCCCCTGACTTTCTCATTGTGACGAGGTAGTCGGCTATGCCTTGCCTACACATAGCACTATCTTTTACGATCTGCTTATGCAGTAGCCCAAGCGCTTTGGTGCGTTGCTGTGCTACAACTGGATCTTTCCAGATACACACCTCAGAATGAAAAATAAATCCCACACTCTCGAAAAGCTTGATAAGCTCGCCTCTAAAATCACGGATGCCGATATAACCATCCTTAAATTTAGAATATGGCAAATTCATACAATGAAAACTCATCAATCGCCCACTTTTTAGCACCCTAAAAAGCTCACGAGCCAAAAACTCAAAATGCACCATAAACTCGCCTTTGTCCGAGTTGCCCATATCACGATCCGAGTTTGAATAAGTATAAAGACTATCAAAGGGCGGAGAATAGATAATATAATGCACGCTCTCATCATCAAACCCCTTTATTATCTCGCAGCTATCGCCGTTATAAATAGCGTAGTCATCGGCTATTACTTGATCTAAAACGTCCATCTTATGCCCCTTTGCTCTTGATAAGCTCTAAAATCTCATCACGATCAACAAAAACACTTCTAGCAGTTACGGCGTAGCGCTTTATGATGCCCTTTTGCGCCCATTTTTTGATCGTTATGATGCTTAAATTTAGCATCGCCGCCGCGTCCTTATAACTCATATAATTTATTTTTTCTATTTTCATCACTCGCCCTTTAAAAATCGCTCTTTGATCTGCAAATTCTCAAAAACTACGCATATATGGTTAGCTTTTGCGAATTCGTACTCCTCTTTTATCCCTTTGCTTTTGTCGTTATAAAGCACGTCGGCGATAAAGAGAAAATCGCACTTTTTAAGCTCACTAAAACACTTTTTCATAGCCTCGTCGCGGCTTATATTAAGCTCGCCAAATTCTAAAACTGGCACAAAAAAGCTAAATTTCGAGCTAAAGATATGCTTAGCCCTATCTTGTGCTTTACCTGCTAAATAAAAGGCGTCGCCAACGCTAAAGCCTGCATTTAGCACCGTATCATAGGGGCTTGCAACATATACTTTTAGCGTCTTTTCTGCTTTCATCGCGTAAGCCTCTCTCAAGTGTCTTATAGAGGGGTAGCCCTCAACTAAATTTCTTAGCTCATCCTTGCTAAATGCAAATGCCGCTTTTTGTGTCTTAAACATACTCTGCCTTTTATGCGGATTTTGTAAAAGATAAATGACGTCTGTTATCTTTTATAAAAGCCACTTGCTCGCCAAGCACGCCAATATCAACGCCATAAGGATAAGCGTTGCCAGTTAAGCGATTAATCATCTCGTCCATTACCGCCACATACTCCGCCAAGCGGTCATATTCTGCGTGATCGATAAATTTATCCTTAAGCTTAAAAGTAAGCTCTAGCCTATGCCATCCCCTTAAGCTCTCATCTAGCTTTTGATGATGGTAGTTTGTTTGCTTCTCAAACTTATCATAAAAGCAAATTTTCTTAAGCCCATAAAAACGCTCATAGCAAGCGTTAGCGTAAATGGTGCTCTTGTAACTTATAAATTTGTCGCCAAAACGATCAAGGCGCTTTTTAAGCCACTCTTTTGAGCTTGATCCTGCATGCTCGTCGCACTTAAAATCATGAGCTATATCCCACTCGTAAGGTTTGAAGCGACGCAAAAATTTACTTAGCACTTTATACGTCTCCTTAAAAATCTCACGGCTAGGCTGATAAAGCCCTGCAAATACCACTTTTATATAGTAGCCGTAGGGCTTTTTACGTTTTTTACAAAGATCGTTTAGCTCGTTTGAGTTTTCGATAACGATCATCGAGTTAGTTAAGCTCGTCACACCCTTTTTAAAGCTCACATATCGGATTTTAAATTCGTTGTCAACTGGCATTATTAAGGGCTTATCGGCTTTAAATTTGTCTTTCACGTAAGTCGTGATCGCTTTGTTTCGGTTTATGCTGCGAAGCTTCGTGTTAAGCTCGATCTTGCGCATAAATTTTAAAAAGCTAGACTTTGAGAGGATAAAGCGATAAGCATCAATGCCAGTGCTAAAATTCAAAATCAATCCTTTTATTTTTTTTCTAGGTCTCAACGACCAACTAAAAACTATTTTGTATAAATCAATGCCACAGCTGCAACGCAGAGCATAAATAAGAATAAAAGATTTGGCGTTAGCATTCTTTCTCCTTTTTCAAAACGTCTTTAAGCTCATCCGTTAGTCGATCCAGTGTTTCAAGTGAGCTTTTACGCTCATCTTTTAGCTCTTTTAAACTCTCGTCCAAGTTTTTTGCACCTCTAAAATTGCCGCCTTTTGTCAGCTCGACCGCATAGCCAAGCGCCCCCATCGCCTCGATAAAGGCTAAAATTTCGCCTATATTTCTATCTTTTTGGCTCATCTTTTGCCCTTTTTAGCTTGCTTTGTTTTTATTTAGATAGATAGTGCCTGCACACGTGCCATCGCCTACTTTGGCGTTTGATGCGCTTCGCCAGTCGATACCATCGCTTTCTAGTATTTTTGCATTTGCCTTACTCACATATCCGCCACTAAGTGCGTAATAAGCTATTCCCCTCATCTCGCAATAAGCCTTTAGCGTCCATCTCGTTTTGTCATATATAAGCTGCGCTAGTGTTTTCATCTTACACCTCTTGTTTTGTCTTTTTGTTTGGCGTCTTGTTTCTCATCATTTTTTACCCTTTTTGCTATAATTGTTTTATTGATGAGTGAATTATATGACACTTTTTGTCATATGTCAATTAAATTAAACTTAAATATGACAAAAAAGGCGTAAAATGAAAAAAAATGACATAAATTTAAAAGAAGTAAGAAAGCAAACTGGATTTACACAGCAAGAAGTAGCGGATAAGCTAGGGGTGTCGCTTAGAACATATCAAAGATATGAGATTGATGGCGACGGGGTGGATTACAAAAAACTAATGCAAATATCAAAAATATTAGGAGTTGATATGGGGCAAATAACTGGCGCTGTAGCGATAGGTAGTGGCAATATATCAATAAAAGGTAACGACAATCAAATCAATGAGCCACACAATCAAAAGCTCAACACACCGCTTTATAAAGAATTTGAAAAGTTGTATGAGGAGTATGGGAATAATACTATGTTGCTTTCTTTTATAGAAAAGCTGAAAAAAGTGAAAGAATTATCGGAGGGATAAAATGAGTGCAGCTATTGATTTTTTTGGCAAATATGGGATGGCCCTTGTAGTTATTGCTTTTTTTGCATTTATTTATATCAGCAATGTCAAAAGCGAGAGAGAACGCCACAAAAAGGAATACGAAGCAATAAGAAGAGAAGAAGTAAGTAGGATAAGCGATGGGGTAGCAGGGGGAATATTGGCTGTTTTTACAAATGAGGATTTTTTACAAGCGCTAAAAGATGGAGCGTATATAAAAATAGATATAAATGTCGATGGCTCGCAAAACATAGTTATCGCAGGAAGTCACAATAACATCGCAAAGGAGTAAAAAATGGATAATCACCAAAGACCAGCACATGACGAAAATGGCAACATTATAAAGACAAATGATAGTTTTTTGGATGATCCAGCGCCAGACGTTGAATTTAAAGACAAAACTTTTGTTTTGACTGGGGTTTTTACAATAGCAGATAGATCGGAAGTTGCAAGAATGATACTAGAGCGTGGTGGCAAGACATCTAAGGCAGTAACCAGAAGCACGGATTATGTGGTGACCGCTGAAGTAGCTAGCAGTGCTTACGTCAATGGCAACTATGGCACAAAAATAAAAGAAGCAATAGATCTTAAAAAACTAGGCATAAAAATTGCGATAATCAGCGAACAACACTTTATAAAATTTATAAAAGATAGTGGTGTTATAAAAAAATTAGATAGCATGGAAATTCATAAAGACATAATCGAGGGGCATATGATGCCTTTTAGGCAAAAAGATATACCAAAAGAAGATAGAACATTCTATGGCATAACGCTAGACCAAAACGAATTTTATACTGGATTACCTCTTGAAATAATATATAACCATAGCAATATGGGAATTATAAAAATCGATTTGAACTATCAATGTTATCATGATGGTTTTTTTATCGGAGATAACAAGCGATACGACATAAAAAGGATAATAAAGGCCATAGACAAAAGAAATGGCAAAGAGTTATCAAATAGTGAGTTGGTGGAGTATATCTTTAAAAATTTAGATGATGAGACTTTGATAAGTTTGTTTATAAAAGGCATTTTAAAAGATATGCCAAGCGCAAGAGCCTTATATAACGCAGGGTATAGATCGCTCAAAGAGATCGAAGTAGCAAGCGATGATGAACTACTATCAATAAAAGGCATCAAGACAAAAAAGCTAAATGAGATAAGAGAATTCTTTAAAAATGGATGCAAATATATATAAAATTTAACATCGCTCCGACAAATACGGCATATATTTCGGCTTAATCTCCGCTGAATATAAAGGATATATCTATGCCAAAAAAAGAGCGATAATTGCCGAGCTTATTGCTATGCTTATGACCTTTTACAAATGCGTTTTAAGCATCAATTAAAAATCCCATCTCTTAATAGTGGCGTAATAGAGTAAAAAATTCTCATGGGTCCTCCTCAGCCCTTATTTTTAGATGCGGTGCTTAACCGCGAAAAAAATGGGGTTATAATCGTTTTTTAGGCACTTCGTTATCGTTTTTAGTTATAGAAAGTTGGCTTTTAGATATTTAAAATTTGTTTTTTTTGAAAAAAGGCTTAAAAAGCAAAAATTCAAAAGATAAAAAGCTAAAAGATAGCTTAAAAATTACTCGTTTTATTTGCAAAATAACCTAATAAAGGGTATAATACGCTTGTTATCGGTTATCACTTCAAAAGCCCCTTTTTTAAAATTTACAGACAAATCAATGAGTAAAATTATAGAAATCTTTGCAAAATCCATTTTTATAAAGCCTCGCTTAAATTTGTTAGAGTGGGCGGAGCGATATAGATTTTTGAGTAAAGAAAGCTCATCAAGCTTTGGAAAATTTAAGGCTTTTTCTTACCAGTGTGAGCCTATGATCGAAATCTCAAATCCAAAACGTGAAAAAGTCATTTTGTTATGGGCGTCACAGCTAGGCAAGAGTGAGCTAATCAATAATGTTTTGGGTTATTACATCCACCAAGAGCCAAGCACTATTTTGTTTATGCTGCCTAACAAAGACGACGCAGAAGACTACTCAAAAAGGCGTTTAGCTCCGATGTTTCGAGATACGCACGAGCTAAGCGAGCTAATCAACGCAAACGACGCAAACAATACAATACTTATTAAAAACTTTAGGGGCGGGAATTTAGCCCTAGTTGGCTCAAACTCGCCATCAAAGCTAGCTAGTAAGCCTATTAAAGTTTTGCTCGTTGATGAGGCGGATCGATGCGAGGCTACTAAAGAGGGCGACAGCATAGAGCTGGCACAAAGGCGGACAGCTACATTTTACGACCGCAAAATAGTCATAAGCTCGACGCCTACCATTTCAGGCGCTAGCACGATCGAGAAAGAATTTATAAACTCCGATCAAAGGCTATTTTTTGTAAGGTGCCCTTTTTGTCAGCATGAGCAGAAGCTAATATTTGAGCGCATCATATACGAGCTAGACGAACACAAAGAGCTAATAAACGAAAGCGTAAAATATCAATGCAGCGAGTGCGGTAGCCTACTAAGCGAGCAAGACAAGAACGAAGCCGTAAAAAATGGGCGATGGATCGCACAAAATCCAAAATCAAAAATAGCAGGATTTTTTTT